TAGACAAGAGGTTATTAAAGAATACGTCAGCCTCATAACGCAAATGAGCCGGAACAATTAACCAATCAAACTTTGGAAAAGTTGATTTTTTATCTGTCAAAGGTCGGTCAATCTGTTTCTCTCCGTTGGTTCTACCAGAATCGTACATTAATAACTGGGATAGTGAGATAGCCTACTGGAATTGCTGGCGGTAAAAATGTCACATTATTCAATTAATCCTTCAAGAAGATGGAAGGCGGAAAGGAGCATTCTCTTTGCTTGCTAAACCTATGGTTTATAATCTTTGATTAAATCTTCAGTATATTTTATATTAAAGAAACATACAAATATGCATTCCGATCAAATATGAAGAAGACTGTTTTGTTAGTTTCTGTACTAACACTCTTGACATTATTGATGCTTGTGGCTTTAGTCAGAGCATCTGTTGGTCCGTTGCAGATTGTTGCTACAATCACGTTAGATAAGAAGCCCGAATGTATAGCTGTCAACGAAGAGACAAACCGAGTATATGTAGGTGTCGAAGACGGTCTAATGGTTATAGACGGGGATTCATATGAGGTAGTAGCGGATATCCCCCTAGAAGCTGAAGTTATAGGTCTAACGATCAATCCTCAAACCAATCGCATATACGCTGTCGTTTATGGAGAAAAAGTAGCTGTCATCGACGGTGCCACTAATCAGATAGTGGGTGAAATACCCGAAAAAATTTTCGACTCCTCATCTGGTGTCGGGATTGGGGTTAACCCGGTTACAAACCTTGTTTATATCGAGAATCGGGCGGCACTAATGGGTGATTACGACCGCATAGAAGTATACAATGGGGAAACTCTTGCATTAATAACCTCGGTGAACATACCGGACAGCAACGAACACTCATATATGGAAGAGCTGGGTTTAGCCGTTAACCCCGAGACAAATCGCATATATGCCACGTGGAGCGGGGATAACACTTTATACGTCATCGATGGAAATACACACGTTATCACAAAAACTGTATCGCCTTCTTCCTTCAGTGAGAAGGTGAAGGTTAACACCTGCACCAATTATGTCTATGTCGGAAACGTGGTTCTGGATGGTGAGACTTTAGTAGAGGTGTTCTCAGATTATGAGGGTGACCTCGAGGCAGTTGACCCGGTTAATAACCTTCTATACACGGTGGATTATCATAATCTGTATGTTCTTAACGGCACTACGCATGACATACTGACTAGTTTGGAACTAGACTGGATGTTTACATCATACACCGATTGTGTGGGAGTGAACTGTGAGACTGCCAAGATTTACCTTGTTGATAACTCGGAAAATCAGATACCTGTGGTCATCCCAGAGTTTCACACCTTCATATCGACAATGCTTGTATTATTTGTGCTTGCAGTAGCATTCTTCATCTACACCCGGACAGCATCCGAAGAGCCAATCCACGAACAGTCATCAGCACACTAAGAGAATTGAATACAAGGCTGTCCTTTCTTCCAAAATAAGTAGACTTTCGTCTGCGTCAGGAAACCAAGAATGCGAAGCATCCTCGCCAACTTGATGATGTCTGCGGCGTCCACAATGGCTTCGTATTCTTCTTTGTTCAGGAATGCTTGGCGGGCGCCAGTGATTCTTTTCCTGTAGATACCTGTGATCTCTTTGAGAACTCTTTTGACTCCGTCTAATTCTTCAGCGGTCATCTTTTGCAGTTTGTTCAGGTTTGTTCTTTCTGCAGTGAGGAAAACAGGATTAAAATTGAAGGTTCTCAGCTTCTCCACAACCTTCAATATCTGGGGGTTGGGTATAGTTTCGGCGATTTTAGTCATTCCTGCTTTCTCGAAGAAGGGATTGTATTTCGCCATGACTGCTATTGTTTCAACGTAGGGTTTGCCTGCCAGAGGAAGGGTTTCAGCCACAACTTTCACTCCTAATCCGATAGTGCGATATTTTGGGTGAACCACCACTCGGGAAATCCTGATTACGTCACGGTTTATCTCCTGTATTGTCAAGTTTTTTCCTATGGCTTTGCGTCTACCTGTTACAGCGAGGGGTGGAGAACCATAAACTATAACGCCTACGGTTTCTCCATCTCTTTTCATGGCGAAAATCTTGTGGTATGCAAAGAGTCTAGAATCTCGGTAATGAAAGCTCGCTAACTTCTTGTAGTCCGCTTTGGTTCCCTCTTCAACATGCATTTCTTTGACGAGACTGCATTCTCTGTTGATTTTGTTGGGATAGTAGTGAACCTCAATTTCTCTTCCAAACCGTTTATGGATGTGAATTGACGGCTTCAAATCTTGGAAGAGGTCTGTATGGGTTGTAGCCGCAAAAACGGCTCGTCCCTCCTCCCTCGCGATTTTCTGGATGTTGAAAGCAACAATCTTAGCTGTGTCCCGGTCAAGGGTAGAACAGAACTCGTCTGCGAACCAGTACTTCTGGTCAGATTCAATCATCTTGGCTAATCGGTACCTGTATTTCTGGCCGTCGCTGAGCTGACTGTAACGTCGCACAAAAAGAAAGGCGTCATTTAAACCAACTCTAGAGAGAAGAGTTAAACCTTCGTGGAAGTTTCTTCCAGCGGTGTCGATCAGGGGCTTGGATGGTTCGATTTGAACGTCGTTGAGGTTTATTGTTTCTGGTTGCAGGTCCTTTTCTAGAGCCCTCAACAAGACGCTTTTTCCGCTTCCGCTGTCTCCTGTGACATAAACTACATCATTGGGTGCGATCTTCAGCTCCACATTATCGTAAATAACGTGTTCCTGAAAGTTGTCTACTCCGATGCCGAATGCCTCAGCAACTTTGACTGTGCGGTCTGTGACATCCGTCTTGGTCTTGTAGGCGATGTTGATCCTGAAAACGCCTGCCTTGCGGTCATATTTTTTTGAGATTCTAGTGATTTTGAAGAGTTCACGGATTCCCAGCTTTACCACGCTCTGATTAGCCGGTATGGCGCCTCGGCTTTTCTTGTTGACATGCAGGCTAAGGCTAGTGCCCATAGTCTGTCGTCGTGGGTTCCTTCAGGATGACTGAATGTTGTGTGTCCATCTTTTGTGAGTTCATATTTTTCGCAGTGAATCTCGGCGATTAACTGGCTGTCATAAGGCATAGACAGCTTGCATGTCTGCATCTGCTCCCTCAGGTGGCTTAGCACCATCTCTTTCCGTTGCATGGTTAATACAACGCCTCTGGTGTTGGAGACGATTGTGCTCATGTCCTCTGTGACGTATTCGCCTATTCCCGTCTGGTCCACATAGATGGCTTCCACTGTTCGGTACCGGTCTGTCAGGGCTTTTATGTACCCGATGACGCTGGCGTAGGGGGTGCCGAGTTTGAATCTGTGCAGATGAACCAAACGAACCTGTTCTTTGTTTAGTTGTACGACGGCAACTGCGCTGTGGTCACGTTTCTTTCCCAAATCCACGCCAACACAGAATCTGCCAGAGAGACGGTCTATAAAGCTGGAGTAAGTTAGGTCTCCGTTGATGCATTTGGTGATTAGTTCCTGCGGGAAATATCGGCTTTCATCTTCAGCCCACTCTGCCTCCATCTCTCGATGCCATCGCCACGGGTCACCTTTCAGTTGTCTCCGTATTTTTTCGAGAATCTGATGTTTCAGGGGACCATGTGGTTCCACAGCTTCCTTCCATGTGATGTGGGATTTGGCGAAGTCGCTGTAGTCCGGGTGGTTGAAGATTCTGTAGAAGACATGGTCTGTGCTCCAGGGTGTGCTGGAGCAGACGAACTTGCCGTTTGTTGTTCCCAAGGTGAAGAGGATGGCGTCGTACATTTCTTCGTCGTTGGCTGTGAAGTTCATTTCGTCCCAGTAGACGAGGTGCAGGGTTGGTCCTCGGATGGTGTCGGGGTTATTTGGGAAACATTCTATGACGCTGTCGTTGGAGAAGTAGATGACGGTCTTTCGAGCCTTTATGTAGGCGCTTTTAGGGAGATACCTGAGGAAACCTGTTATTTTTCGTATGATCAGTTTAGCTTGCCGATAGCTTGGACCCACAACTCCGATGGAGATTTTTGGTTGAGTTAGGGCGTAGTAGAGCAGCAGGGCGGCTACTATGTGACTTTTCCCGCTTTGTCTGCACCATCGGGCTGCAACAAACTGTTTTTCTAGAAAGAGGTTGGTCAACTGTTTTTGGTATTCTGTTGGTTTGAATCCGAGAACCTGTTCAAAGAAGTCTAGGGGATTCTCTTGGAACTTTAGCTGTTTTGTTTGAAGTTTCTGCTTGAGTTGTTGTTCAAGCTTTTGTGTTTCCTTCTCCAAGCTCCTCATTGACTAGCTTCCTTAATTCTTCAAGTTTTTCTTTGATTTTGCCTGTGTCGTACTCCTTGGCGATGATGTTAATGCTTCGGCTGATGTACGCTGCCAAATGTGCCCACTTTTGTTGTTCTTTGGTTGGTTTTTTTCCCCGTTTTGTTTTGGTTGCTTGGTCGTGTGCCATCTCTGCTAAAACTTTCAGGTCCAAAATTAGGTCTGCGCGGAGTTCTTGAGTGTTTAAGTTGAACTTTTTTGTTGTCCTTTGGATTTTCTGAAAAAAGCTGTTTTTCAACAATGAAGTATTATTAGTCTTCAAATATGTTCACACATTTTGTCCAAAGAATGTTCCGAGTAGGGTTCCAACGATTAGGGTTATGGTTGCGAAGATTTCGGCGTTGAATTTGTTCATGAATGCCATGTGGGCGATCTCTAGGGTCACCAGCGAAACTAATGTTGCAATAGTGGCTAGGACACCGTAAACTAGGGTTTGGCTTGGCGGAATCTCGACGCGTTTTATTTTTTCGCCAGATTTCACCAGAACTTTTTTTGTTAACAGTTTAGAGATTTGTTCTTTCATGTTTTCTCCACCTGCATTTGACCTTGACGAAACGTCCGCCTTTGGTTTTGATTTTCACCAAGTTTTTCTTGATGATTTCGTGGAATTTTTCTTCCAAGTCTTGTCTTCTTCGAACATTGATTTTCTCAATCATGCCTAATGGGATGCAGTTGTAGACCAGATCATACGTTTTTTCGGTGATTTGGAAGATGTCTTTCAGCAGAATCAGGTGCTTTGCCCGTTTTCCTTTAACTCCTACATAATGTCCGACGCTGGCGACGGGAGTGTCAAAATGTGGTTCTTCTCCTTCACCGGTTCTGCCCATGGCTTCGCTTGCGTCTAGCCAGTAGACTCGAACAAGGTCTCCGAACCGTAATTTGTCGATTCTGTTCAAAATTTTTTTATCCATTTCATTGCCCCAGTTTGTATCGCGCTAACGAACTGCTTTTGCTTCGCAGGGTGTACAGGTAATCGGCAAGCAGGGGCGTTTCTTTTCCAAGCTCCAGAGCGATTTCAAGAGTCTGTGTTGCAGCATTTAGTCTGTATTCTACGCTTATGATGCGGTAGTCAGCGTCGATGTTTTCGTTCGGAAGAATAACATGAATCTTGTCTCCCGGCAACAACATGTCGGTGCCATAGTCGATGACTGAGCTGCGCACCGTTATGTACTCAGCTGGATTCTCCAAATGCGCCAGCAAAGCCTTAGCCCGAAGGTCACATTCGTTGTCACTGTGGAGTTCCTCATCCACTTCCACCAGTTCACGCACACCATACGCTGTTTGGCTGCTTGTCGGCTCCTGTGAAGTTAATGGGCGTCTTGCTTCCCATCGTCCCTTTCCAAAATGGAACATGTCAACCAAAACATCTCCATATTGTCCGGATTTTTGGTTGATGCTGAATCTGACGCCCCTTATGAGGTCCCACCTGAAATCGCTAACATTGAAAATGCTCTCTGTCCACTCGTCTACGTGGTTTTTTCCTATCTCAACTTTGATTACTCCCCATTCTCCAGTTTTCGGAATCGTGAAGCCTCTCCAGACAACGTTGTCGTCGCCAGTGCCGTCGTGAAGTTCGATTGAATGGCTTAAGGTATGTTGAGCATCTGCTTTTATGGCAAAAACTAAGGCTGGATACTGGCTTGCGTTTACGTAACCATCCGTGAACACCCACCAAAAAGAAACATAATACATGTAAGCTGTGCAGGTCGCCTTGACACAGTTTGACCCCTGAAATACACTGGATGTTTCTATACTCATAGTCGTGTTTCCGGTTAGGGGCTCCCATTTTCCAAGGGCGTGTTCAAGCCAATATTCTACTTGAGTTAGGTCTTCTGTGAGGGAATCGCTCCATGGGTGCCCATCAACATCCAAGGGGTAAGGTCGTCCTCTGGCTCCATACGTCATAATCCTGTTTCTTATTCGATGAATGTCCCGTCGATACTCGCTTACTTCGATCAGCTCAGCTAAGTTGATGCTGCTGGTTTTACTGTTCCGTGGGAAAAATGCAAATTTGGCGTCAGGTTCAACTCGGAAGTCAAACCCGACTACTCCCGCTTTATCAGCTGAAGAGGCAATGTATCGTAGAACATCAAAAACTGGAGTGTTCTCATACTCCAGTAGCGTGTATGTTGTATCCGTGTCTTCTATCAGCTCAGTTGAGTCTCGGACATGACTGAGACCCGCATAATAGTCGATCAAATCCTTTACGATTGCCTCGCCCTTCTGGTTCTCATACGTTTTTGTTATCACCCGCCTGAAGAGCTTCTCGCCCCAGCAGCGCCCCTTAACCCGAATGTAATTCTCAGCAGGCGTAGACTCGCAAACAACTTCCTCAACCCTTATCGTAGCAATCAGGGGACAGCTTGTTCCTCTTCCGATGCTTAAGCTTCCGTTGTCGCCTACGTTGATGGGATAGGTCTCGGTGTATTTTTTGTCGAAATTCTGGAGAAGACAGGAAAAACTTGAAACTTCGTTGGTGCAGCCCAGATGAACCCTCAAATCTAAAACATCACCTTGAGGAGGCGTAACCGAACCTAAAGCCAAGGCAACAACAGGCAAGGCTACGCTCATTCGACGCCTCTCCTCCTGAAAGCTTCCTCTTCTCCAGTCCGCCTGACGTTTCGTCCGTAACCTGAAGTTTCAGTCCAAGCAGCATTATAGTTATTCACAGAAGCGGTTGCAGCATCCATCTGGGACGCAAAATGCCACATGGCAGCGGCGGCAGCAACAATCACAGCTACGCCTACACCAGTTAGAGCCAAGAACGTGGCGTAACTGATGTTCAAGGCGTTTTGGGCAGCAGTTGCTATCCAACATGCAGCAGCATACACTTTCTGGGCGACAGCTACGCCTATGCTGGTTCGCATGAAAGTGCCCATAACCGTGACAACCATCATTGCGCTGTTGAAAACTCGAGCCTGTTCAGTGTTCAGTAAACCAAACTGGTGAGCAACGTATCCAACAGCTACACCTGATGCTCCTAAGCCAGCGATGGCGGAACCTAAACTTTTGATTCTTGCACTTAGGGCTTCAGCGTCTGTTTGGATTCTCACAAATTCGTGGCTTGCACGGTTAACCGCCCTTACTGTAACAGCTATCTCACGAAAACTCACAAACCTGTCTCCCTTTTGGCGTTTTCAATGGCTTCACCAATTATGGCTTCCAATTGAGGCAGAAACTCTTGGACAGCAGGGTAAATGAATGGACGAGCCCTCATGTAACGAGTCCCCAACTCAACAAACATTGCATAGGAGGCTTCTGCACCAACCTCTGCAACCCACTCACTAATTTTGGCGTAAATTGACCTTCGCAAATGCCCAGTTTTCACCGGAACCCGTTGCCTAGCTAAAGCCTTAACATCCGCAGCCCAGTTCGCCAACCGCTCATGCACATGACGCTGCATGCCAGAATCGAACCGTTCCATTGCAGCCTTGAACTCTTCAACACCCATTACGTCATAGTTTATCTCGATCGCCATTTCCCTTTCCTCTCCATCTTCTGTTTTTCTTCCTCCGCTTGACGGTCTAACTCGTTGAGAATCAGGATGAACTCTTGGATGGTTTTGGCTGGTTGCTCATCGAGCTGGTTTGGGGTGCATCCGAATTCTTTGCAGAGCCTAAACTTTGTGACTGCTGAATGTGGCTTGCCTCGTCTGATTGCTCTGATAAAAAACGTGTCTCCTCAACCGTGACAGTACATAATCTGTTGACGATTTGGCTAAACAATTCTCCAAGCTCGATGGATATTCCGTTTTCTTCGCTGAGCAACTTCTCCAAAGTTAACGGCTTCTTTGTTGGCTGCTCCCTGAGGCTCGCCCAGATGGTCTCCGCTTGAATCGCCACGTAATCGCTCTTCACGACCTGACCTGTCACCGGATGATACCGTGTATGCTTCTGGATGATGCGGTTACGTTTTGCCCAAGAGATATCCTGAAAAACGTACGTTCCCTTGTATTCTTTGCCATATCGGCTGTCGATTTCAACAGTTTCCGTCCTCAACAAACATCACCTGCCTAGCTGATTGCCACAGCCTTTGCAACGAAG